TATAAAAATAATAGCTACTGTACAAGATGACTAATAATGCAATAATAGTATCTCCAGCTGATATGAAGCGCCTACAAAAGAAAATGGGTAAGCTAAAGTTACTTAGTTCTGTAGGTTTATCTAAAGAAGTAGCACACACCCTACTAGATATAACTAAAAAAGCTGTTACTAAGGCGCCTGTAGCTAAGAAAGGTAAAAGCGGTGGTACTCTAAGACAAAGTATAAGACCTACTGTACAAGGTCTTACAGGTTATGTAGAGGCCTCAGCAGAATATGCACCCTATATGGAATTTGGTACAGGTGTTGCCTACAGTAGCTCACAACTAGACGCTTTAGGTATACCTACTAGCTACTCAGCTCAATTTTTGGGTAAAGGCATTAGAGAAGTAAATTTAGAGCCCAGACCATTCTTATTTAACTCAGCTAGAGAAGCGTTTGGCGCTATGTTAGGTAGATTAAATGTAAAAATTAGAAAAGAACTAAATAAATGAGGTCAGTAACACAATACATAAGAAAAACATTTATAGACGCCCTTAGTAATAAAATTTATCCTACTATAGGAGGAGAACTACTAAAAGACGGTAGCTTTACTAACGCTAGTAATTGGTCTGCTGGTGGTGGCTGGTCTATTACTAATGGTGCTGGTGCTTTTAGTGATAATAGTAGTGGCGGTCTTACAGCTCAAACCTTACTCACTAGTACAGGTTATCTAACAAACGGCAAAAAATATTTACTATCCTTTGATATTGTTACTGATTACGCACACGCTAGCATATGGATTGGCACCTCTAACGGACAAGACGCCTATGTAAATGGTAACTATACTCAGTACGCTAATGGTCATCACGAAATAGCTTTTACTATTAACACTACACAAGACCCTATTAACTTAGCATTTTATGCTACTACAGGTAATCTAGGTCCATTTAATATAGATAATATTAGATTAATACAGTTAAGCAGTACTACAGCTATCAAGTTATATAATAAAGTGCCTAGTAATGTATCATATCCTTTCATAAGAATATACAGCCAAGAAGAAAGACAAATAGATAACAACAATAGTAGATTTATGAAAGACGTTATTACACGCATAGAAGTAGTACACAGGAACACTACAGCTAGTGGTGGAGAGCTACTAAACAACAGCATAGTAAATCAAATCACTAGTATACTAATGCCCAATCCTGGAGAATCTTTACCTATAACAGATTATAATATCAGTATCTATAGTACTGAGCTTCTTGGTGTTACAAACTTTCAAGATACCTTTAAGGACTTCACATATCACCGCTCGATTATAGAAATTTCTACTAGAGTAGAATTAGTGTAGTTATATTAATTATTTTTATTATATTTGTACTGTAATCCTGAAAAAACTTTTGGCAGAGAAAAAGATTTTTGTGGGTCGCTCTGAGACCTGAGGATTACTAAGAACTAAGGGGTACCTCTTTGGATTAATAGAGATTCCTCTGTGATTCCCTACCCCTCGCAAGAGGGTGTATATTCATATGTTTCTCTTAAAGTTAGAGGTACACTCCTGGTTCTGATTTCAACAGGTAAATGAACAGGAGCTAATGAACGATTTTAATACACCTTTCCGCACTTTTTTCTACTCACTTAAAGCAAAAGCTATACGCTCCTGGAATACGGCCTTAAACAGGCTTAAAATCGGTTGTAAATGCAGAGTATACAAGGACGATTACAAATACGCTAAATGTTGTGATTGGACATGGAGGTAAGTGAGAACAGTAAAGTAACTTTAGACCTAAAGACAATAGGTATAATAATAGGGTTTGTTATTAGTTTAAGCTCTATGTACTTTGTACTCAAATCAGATATAGCACTAGCTATGACATTACCTGAGCCTGAGGTAAGCAAAACAGAATATGAGCTAAAGGACAAAATAATTAGAGAAGCTGTACTAACTACACAAGAAGATGTAAAAGAAATCAAATCAACACTAGAAAAATTAGAGGTAAGAATATACGAGCTTAAAAAATGAGAAATTTCTTACTAATATCATTCCTAATGTTTTTTACTGCTACATTTGGTCAATACAAGAACGATATATCAGTAGTGCAGTTTACCGCTGAGTTTGTTACTAGCGCTTCACTAAAAGAATTTTCAAAACACAATACATATACATTTTTTATAGAGGAAGAATCTGATAAATTCGAAAAAGAGGATATATCATTTGTGCCTACTATAATACTATATCATAACGGTAAGGAGATTAAGAGAATAGAATCTAATATAATGCTAGAGCTACCTAAAGAATGGAGAGAAGAAATACTAGAAGAAATAGAAGCTATAACCTCACAAAAATTCTAATCTTATACTGTACACTAAATCAAGCACAAATCATTGAACCAGATAAGATAAGCCATTTTTTAGGAGGCGGTCTTACTAGTGCTGTTACATATGAATATACGGACTATAAGACCTCTAGTAAGAGGCTAGCTCTGAAAAACTCGATTTTTTCTAGTATCTTTATAGGCACGATTAAAGAAGCATATGATAGTACACAACCTAATAACGTATTTGACGGCCAAGATTTAGCCTACAGCGTTCTAGGAGGTGTTACAATCGCTTTTACGTTCAACCTATTAAACAGAAACAAAAATGAAAAAATTAATGATAATCTTGTTCGCTCTTATCGTAAGCATAGGAAACGCTCAAGAAAAAAAGAAAAAAAATAATTTCTTAAAGGAGATATTTAAGTACAGCACATTCTACAGTAGCTTTACAGAATCAAGCCCTCTTATAACACCAGATAATTACTTTGTAACACAGTTAGGAGATGTTATTAATATAACGCCTGATAAAGAGAACGATTATAATATATCTGTAGGTATTAGAAAGATAGCTAGATTTGATTATGAGAATAAAGCAAAAAAATATTATGACGGCACAGAGAATAACTCTAGCTTAAATAGTAATGTAGGCTCTATTAGAGGTCTAGAGTATTTATTTCAGTACTCTAAAGGAATGCAAAGAGGTATGAAGTTCACTAGTGAAAGATACTATATGAGATACTCTGGTAAATGGTGGAGCTCTAAGCTAGAGATGAACAATAACGGATTAATAGACCTTAACTATAAATCTGCGGACCTTAGAGTAAGATTACCTATTAAGGGTAATTTTTCTATTAGTATTGGCTCTACTTTAAGGACACATAAACCTTACGGATATAATCCTATAGAGAGCTATCTCAGTAGTAACGCCTGGTGGGACCTCGCCTACTCTTACAATTATCAAGACCACTACTACGGAATAGATTATGATAATGACGGCTTTACTGATGACGCTGATTGGTGGTGGAGTGATTCAGAGGGTAATAGAGTAGCTGATACAGATTTAGATTTTAGAAGAAACGTATATCAGAACATAGTAAACGATTATAACAGGCGCGAATTAGACAAAATAGGCACTTTAGGGACACTTTCAGGAGTTTTAGGTATTGATTACTATATCTATAGAAATAATTGGTATTTGCACGCCTTTGCTAATATGTACCCAATACATAAGCATATGTTTGGAGATGAAGAATATAGCTATGAGGTATATGTAGGTAAGGATAATTGGCTAGATTATAACGCTGGACTAATGTACGGCTGGGATATTAGTAGCAAATTAGGTTTATTTACAGAGTATGAAATTACTAAATTCTGGGATAAAGAGCTGAGCTTTTTAAAGGCTGGTATCAATTATAAATTTTAATTTTTGTACCTTTACTATAAAAATTTTTAAATATGGAATTGAAATGGTTTAGATTATCTGAGTTCGATGAGCCTAAGAAGAAAGGCTCAGGCGCTAAGATGAGTAAAGATTTATTACTAATGTTAGACGACCTTAGAAACAAATTTGGCAAGCCTATGAAGATTACTTCAGGTTACAGGTCTGAAAGCTACAATAAAAAAATAGGTGGCGTTAAAGATTCTTCACATATAAAGGGCCTTGCCGTTGATATTGCCTGTAATAACAGTAGAGATAGATTTATGATTGTAAAGCTAGCTCTAGAGGTAGGCTTCAGACGTATAGGAATTGCAGAAACCTTTGTACACTTAGATATTGATACAGAAAAATCTGGTAAACTTATTTGGACTTACTAATGGCAAAAAAACGCTTTAAAGATACACAAGTAGGTAAATTTCTACTAGATAAGATTCCTAGTGTTGTAGGAGCTATAGCAGAAGATACTCCTGTAGGGAGTGTGATAGAGGCTATTATTGGAGGGTCTGATATGCCTAAGGAAGATAAAGATATAGCTCTAGAGAAGCTAAGAATGGAACAGGTAGAAATGGATTCTATTACTAAAAGGTGGGTAGCGGATAGTAAAAGCACTTGGTTAGCAAGTAATGTACGTCCTTTAACCCTAGTATTTTTTAGTATTAGTTATGTGGTAGGCTGGTATCTAAATTACCCTCTTGATAGTATTACTGGCCTACTATCATTAATAGTTGGAGCCTACTTTGGCTCTAGAGGAGTAGAGAAAGTAATGGGTAATAACAAACACCAATAAATATGATATGTCCGCACTGCGTTATACTAGGAATCGTTTTTTTGGGCTTTTGCGCTAGCAAATTATGCCGAAAAAAATAGTTGCTATATATAACCTTAAAAAACCGAAGAAACGTCCAGGAACACACTCCAAAAACGCTTCTCGCGGTCAAAACGCGTATAAAAAAAAGTATCGAGGTCAAGGCCGTTAAGATTTTGTATATTTGTATAAAATTATAGTATGAGCTTAAAGGATTCAGCAGTATTTGCACTAGTACCTGTAGTATATGGTTATCAAAAATTATATACAGTTATCCCCAATTCTACTTCAGGAGATGTTACATTCTCTAGAGGTACTACTTCATCAAGAATTAACTCAGGTGGACTAGTAGAAATAACACCTGCACATTTCCCTACTGTTGATTACAAAATGGTAAACGCTGAGATAGTAGGTTGTCCTGAACAGAGTATACAAATGGGCCGTACTAATTTCCTGAGAAGCAATATTGATTTTGTTAGTCCTACATATTGGCTTCTTAATAATGTAACTCAGGTTACAGACCTTAATCTAGAAACTCCTACAGGTGCCTTTGGTTGTGTTAGATTTATGGAGGGTACTACAGGGACTACAGATAAAAAAATTACACAAACAGTATCTGTTGTAAACGGTAGAACTTATAGCTTTAGTGTATATGTAAAGCCCTATAATACAGATACTAGTAACAAACCATATGACCAGGCGGTAAGATTAAGATTTGGCTCTAATGACGCTAAATTTGATATACAAACAGGCTGGAGTAATGCTACTAGCGCTAGAGACGCACAGGTACAAAAATTACCTAATGGCTGGTTAAGAATAAGCGCTAAATTTACTGCTAATAGTAGCTCAATGACTTGTGAAATATGGCTAATAAAAACTAATCAAAATTCCTTTGTAAACAATTACTCAGGAGATGTAGATAGAGGGGTAATGATGTATGGCGCTCAGCTAGAGTCAAATCCTGGTAGTAGTGCTAATGAGCCAAGCTCTTTAATACCTACTACTACAACAACAGTAACAAGAAGTAAAGATTCAAACTACAGAACTAATTTTTTCTCTAGCTATATACAAGAGCCCTACGCGTTATATTGGGAGGGTACAATAGATAGGCTCACTAGCGGTCAATCTCCTTTAGCTGTATATGGTACTAACTCTACTGTATTTAGCTTCTATCTTACTAATGAGAACACTATTAATGTATTTGGTAGGGCCTCAGGTGGCTCAGAGGTTTTAACCTCTTTCGATTTTAAAAAAATTAAAGGAGATTATCTAAAAGTGGTAGCTCAGTATATTAGCTCAACAGAGGTATCTCTTTGTGTTAATGGTAGTTATTTAGGTCAAAAAACTAGAAGCTCTGTAGTAAATAATACTAGTATGAAGAATATATCAATAGGTTATAAAGGATATTCAGATAATCAACAAAGGCAAAGCTGTAGTCAAGCTCTAATAATTCCTAGAAAACTTACAGAGGCTGAATGTATAGAGATAACTACTAGTGATTCATTTGATAAAACAGTAAAAGAGTATAAATACTTAAAAGCATAATATGAGTATTAGATTAGGTAATAAAAAATTTGCAATAGGGAACAATAAAATGCTTATCTATAATGATGATAGCGGAAGATTCGCTGTTGATTATCTAGAAAACTTTAGAAACAGAAACGGTAGTTTTAAAGATTATAAAGGCAATCTAGTAAAAGGTCCTCAATTTTTAGGTCGTGTAGATTATGAGAGTAGGGGAGGAGCTATTATTAGTGAGAGCGCTTTTACGAATGAGCAACCACACAGCGAAGAACTTACTAACGGCAATTATTCAGCTACTAATATGTCTGTATCTAGTGAATCACTAAGCGGACCTGATAAGGACGGTACAATGCGTACATTTAGGCTGTACAACTCTAATGCTAATGCAAGATTCACTAAGACGTACGGAGTTTCTAGTAATAGACAAGTAAATCACAGCCTCTTTGTAAAAGCTGGTAATGTAAAATATGTAGGCTTCAAGATGATTACTAATGTAGGAGATAGTTACGCTATCTATAATATACAAGAGGGTACAGTAGTACAAACAGCTGAAGCTAGTACAGATGTAGAGATAAGCGCAAAAATAATATCTTACAAAGATGATTGGTATAGAATAGCTGTAGCATTCAAAGAAGTAGCTACTTCAGGTACTAATAGATTTGATTTTTTGGTCTTGAGCAGTCCTGATATTACCTCTGTTGCTACTGGAAAATATTGCTACGCTACAGGTTTTCAAAAAACACATTTAAAGGCGCTTAACTCTTACTTACCTACATATGATACAAAGAAAACATCTGTAGATGATAGATATAAAAGAGATAAAAATATGAATTATTGGCTACCTAATAACACTAATAATTCACAGTACGGAATTACCTTTACTGTAAGAGCTAGTGTATTTAAATTTGATGAAACCTCACTAGGATTTATTAGTATAGGAGATAAGGACGCGGACTCTGATTCTACAGGAACAGGGCACTATATTGCTCTAGAAGCTACACTTAAAACTTCTGACCCTGTAGTAAGGTGGAGAATGAAAACAAGTAGTAATAATCAATCATACGGTCCTAATATGTTACTAGGTGGCGTATCTAGTGGAGACGGTATAGAAACTATATATCACTTTGGTATTACATATACAGGTACAAATACTTGGCTTATGTCTGTTAATGGCTCTACACAGGTTATATCAGGTACTCCTACTATTGATACAGGATTTATATATGAAACTTTCTCTTTAGCGCAACCTAGCGGTAATAAATTCAGGTGGAACGGTAGAGTATATGCTGTTAATATACTAGATAAACCAAGCACACAGGCTCAACTTAACGCACTAACCGCACAAAATTTATAGATATGATAACACATTTAGTAAAAAAATACGAATTCGAGAATGTAGCAGATTATGAAGCTCTAAAAGAAACTTACGCCTCTACTGAGCACACAATAGTAGAACTAGGCCATATTGAAGAAGCTGATAATTTTTCTGTAGACGTACTATGGATAAACTTAGAGGCACAACCAGATGATTGGGCGCCTTATGAATTATCCCTTGATAATGACGGAGTACATATTTTTGACGGAGTACCCTACATTATAGAATAGATAATAATTTTTTGTATATTTGTAGAGTAATAATAATTTTAAAAAATATAAGTAATGGCAAGTAATGTTTTCAACGGAACTAATCTACTATTAAAATTCGCTCAAGACGGGAGTTCTCCTGTAGTAATTGGGCACTCAACAAGCGCGTCTTTATCACTTAGTAATGACTTACCTGAAATAACTAGCAAAGATTCTGCTGGTTTTCAAGAGGTTATACCTGGTGTTAAATCGGCTGAGATTTCTTTTGAGGGATTAGTAAGTTATACTGATACTAACAATGTAAAAGAAATATCTGAATTATTACTTAATAGAAGCAAGATAGATTGGAGCTTTGCTACAGCTACTTCAGGGGACCAGGTTTTTACAGGAGAGGGATTCCTTTCTAGTGTTGAGGTTTCTAGTGAGGCTGAAAGTCCTGTAACTTATTCAGGCTCTATTACAGTAACAGGTACAATTACATCTGGTACAGTATCTTAATAGTATAATCATATGAACAAGAAAAGAGGGTATTATACCACTAAATTAGGTGGTAAATCAAGGACGCTACACTTTAGCTTTAATTTCTGGGCAAATCTAACAGAGGAGCTCAATATAGGCCTAGAAAGTGTAGGAGAAGCATTTGGTACAGGTTTTAATATGACCGCCTTTAGAGCTTTGATATACGCTGGCTGTAAAGCATATGACCAGGAAAATAATATAGAGATAGATTACAATATCTATAATGTTGGAGAATGGTTATCTGACCTAGAAGCTCAGGAGATAGAGAAGATAATGACGGCTATGAGTGAAACCAGAATACTAGGTAATGACCTTAATATGGGTATAGAAAGAAACCCAGAAGCCAAAAAACCTACTGCAAAAGCAAAAAAAAAGAGTTAGCTAATCTAACTTGGGATAACATTACTGATTATTACATAGGTCAAGTAGGTATCAATCCTAATGATTTTTGGCTCTACACCTGGAATGAAGCTCAATTAGTAGCTGAATCATATCACATTAGATTAAATATAGAATGGGAACAATGTAGATATATTGCTACTATGCTACATAACGTTAATGTACGCAAGCGCTCACAAGTAATAAAACCAGAAAAACTATTCAAATTACCTCAAGATTCTTACAGGCGTCAAGACGTTAAAATACCTACAATAGAGGATATGCAAGCGTTTGAAGATAAGCTCAGTAGAGTTACTAATAAAAAAGTGTTTGATTTTTAGTAAATTTGTAGAAATCCTTTATATATGGCACAAGCTAAATTACAAGTAAACTTATTGGCAAATCCAGCTGGGCTTACAGCTGGTCTAAATGTAGCCTCAGCTAGGTTATCAGCATTTGGTAAGAAAGCTACTATGATAGGCGCTAAATTAGGTAGGAGCTTTAGCTTACCTTTCGCCTTGATAGCTGGTGGCTCAATGAAAATGGCTGGTGATTTTGAGAAGAATATGACTAAGATTAAAACCTTAGTAGGTCTTTCAGGGGACGCTGTAGACGGAATGGCTGATAAAGTAAAAGCTCTAGCAAGAGAAACAGGAGTATCAGCTACAGAAGCGTCTGAAGCGCTATTCTTTATTACTTCTGCTGGTCAATCAGGAGATTTAGCACTAAAAACATTACGAGCGTCTTTAAAAGCGTCTGCTGTAGGTTTAGGGGACGTTTCAACTGTTGCTGATAGTGCTACTTCAGCTATGAACGCTTACGGTAGTGAGGTACTAGGAGCTTCTGACGCTACAGATGTGCTTATGTCTACTGTTAGATTAGGTAAGATTGAATCTGAAGAATTAGCTGGTAGTATAGGTCAAGTAATACCTATTGCTAGTAATCTAGGCGTTACATTCGATGAGGTAGGAGCTACACTAGCTTCTATGAGTAGAACAGGTACAAACGCTACGACCGCCTCTATGCAACTGAAGAATATTTTAATGTCTATCAATAAACCTAGTTCAGAAGCTCAAAAGACACTATCTGCTATGGGTCTTAGTTCTGAAGCACTAAAGAAAAAAATTAAAGATGACGGCCTGTTATCTGTATTGACATTACTAAAAGACAAGTTTGGAGAAAATGAAGAAGCACAGGCTAAAGTATTCGGTAATGCTAGGGCCTTAATGGGTGTTATGGATTTATTAGGAGCTGGATTTGAAGATACTACTATGATTTTCAATGAAATGACTAAAGCTACAGGCTCTACAGATAAAGGATTTGCAGAGCTACAAAAATCTTCAGAGTTTCAACTGAGAAAAACTATGAACGGCCTAAAGGAGGACTTTAGGAATATGGGAGGCGTTATGATGCAAGTTTTAGGCCCAGCTGTAAAAAACATAATGGGAGGTATAAGCGCCTTATTTAAGAAATTTCAAGGCCTTGACGCTGGTACACAGAAGCTAATACTAGGATTTGGAGCACTTGTAGCTCTAGCGCCTGTACTAATATCAGCTGTAGGATTAGTAGCAAAAGCTATAGCATTTCTATTAAGTCCTGTTGGTTTAGTGGTTGCTGGTTTAGCTGGTATTGCTTATGTAGTGTACACACAATGGGACGGTATTAAAAAAATTATAGTAGATGTTGCAAACTACTTTATAGACCTGTATAATGAATCTAACGCATTCGCTATACTAATGCACAGTATAGGAGCTATTTTCAAGAGCTTCTACGATATTGGTGTATTCTTCTTAGAAGCATTAGTAACTTCATTCCAAAACGGCTTAAAAGTGATAAAAGACCTATTTAGCGGTCTAGGAGGTATAATCAAGGGTGTATTCACATTTGATTATGACGAAATAAAAGCTGGAGTAAAGAAAATGGGTCGTGCTATTAGTGATAACTTCAAAAATGCTATTGAAACAGGTAGTGACTTTGTAGCAAAATCAGCTGGAGCTGTAGCAGATAACTTTGAAGAAGCGTTTAATAACGCGAAAACAAGGCAAAAAATAGAGTTTATTACTGAAGAAGATATAGATAATGGCGTAAATAACGCTGTAGATTATCTAAAGACAAAGAAAGACCAAATATTCGAGGCCTTTAATTTCGGTAGTGGAGGTGGTACTAATATGGACGTTGATACTAGTAGCTTAGATGACCCTACTTCAGGAGGAGATGACGATACTAGTAAAATAAACAAAACTACTACAGCGCTACAAGAACAAAGTACAGTAATGGAGGACTTAGGTCTTACTAGTGAGTTTGCTAGTGAACAGATGAGTAATTCATTTAGTAAGCTGAGTTCAGGTATTGTAGATAATCTAGGTATTGCTAATACAGCTCTAGGAGATTTTATGCAAAACTTAATTAACAGCGTTACAGAGCAGATACAAGCAAATTTAATGTTAGGCCTAAGTGAAGAACAGAAAACACAGCAAAAGGTAGCTAATACAGCTACAGAGGTCGGAGCGAATGCTATGTCGGTAGCTAGTAATACAGCTACAGGTGGTGCTAATATAGGTATCAATACAGGAGAAGCTATATCTGGTGCAACAGTAACAGCTACAAATACAGCTAAAGGTATGGGTCCTATAGGTGCATTTGTATTACCAGCCTTAATAGCTGGAGCTGTTGGATTAGTAATGAGCTCAATGAAAAAAGCTAAAAAATTTAAAACAGGTGGTATTGTATCAGGTACTACTCTAGGTATGGTTGGAGAATATCCAGGAGCCAAATCTAATCCTGAGGTAATTGCTCCTCTAGATAGGTTAAAGTCAATGATAGGTACACCACAAGCTACTAATGTAAATGTAGGCGGTAGCTTTAGAGTAGAGGGTCAAGACCTTGTACTAGCTCTTAGTAGAGCAAATAATGTATCTAATAGAATAAACTAATGGCGTATCAAGTAAAGTATAGATTACAATTTTCAGATTTACAGAATAATCCGCGTAAAGTAGAAATATGGCAAAACAACTACAGCGGAGATGTATTACCTATGATAGGTACAGATTCGCCTGTTACTATTGAATATCAATCAGATAACGATTTCTTTAAGCCAATACAAGGGTCAAAATGTAATCTTAATCTAATGGTTACTAATGATGTAGATTATGATGAGTTTTTTAGATTTGATGAACAGGAGTTCTTAATAAAGGTATATGCTGGATTGACTAGAGCAAAATCAGTATACAATAGAGCAACTTCACATAGATACATAGATAATTACTGTGCTCTTGATGAGTTCAGTTATGTATACCCTAATATTAGCGATAACCTGATTAATAGAGTAGCCAATGACGGTGGTATAGTAGAAGCTCCTAATTGTATTATGGGCGGTATTACTGATTCTCTAGATTGTGAATGGGACCTATATTGGCAAGGTTTCCTAGTAGCAGATACATATAAAGAAGCTCTTACACAAAAACCGTACCCTATTAGCCTGAGTGCTCTTGACGGATTAGGAACACTAAAGCTAAATCAATCTCAAATAACAGGTGTAGAATATCCTAGTAGTATCTCTAGTGCTAGAACATTTGTAGATTATACATTACAACTGATAAACCTATCTAATATCACAGAGTTATATACTAAAGTAAATTTCTGGGCCTCTAAACAATATCAAAATTCTACTAGTTTTGATGAATTCAAAGATGAAAATATTTGTGGAGATTCAGTGTTTAAGAGTGGCTTTAAGATGAAAAATATTAAGGAGATGTTATCTGATTTACTGAACTATACTAATAGCCGTATGTATCAGTATGGAGGGGAATTATATATAGAGCCTGTTTCAGTAGATAACACAATAGTAACTAATCTACCCTCTAATCAAACACAAGAAACTTCAGAGTATATAAAATCTATAGTAAGCGGTATAATGAAAAATGCTTATACAGGAATGCAGTTTTATACTAGATATTTCCAACAGGGCTCACAGAACTCTCAGCCAGATAGGTATGAGGGCTTTCCAGCTATTAAACGCGTAAATAACGAGCTTATAGCTATGAATAATGATATTCAGATTGAATACTTACCGCCTTATCAACAAGTGAAAATAGACGCTGATTTGAGCGCTGTTGCTAGACGTACTGTATCTATGACGCAAAATCCTACTATGGAATATACTACAGGTATTACAGTAATATCTGGTCAAGCTGTTCTAGGCACACACCCTATTGCTAATAGTGGTACTAGGTCTATAAAGATTACCAACTTTATAAGCACAGGTACACCTACTAATACAGCTTTTAGAATGCTTCCTATTAGCTTAGCTACAGGCTCAGATAGAAAATTTATAGAAACGAAACCTAATTTTGACTTTAGCTTAGAGTACTATGTACAAACAGACGGTACAGCTACTCCTAAAGCAACATTATACTATAGTGTAAATTTCTATCGTGCAAATAGTTTTGGCACTACTAACAACCTGAATTGGTTTACCTTTAGCGAAGAAGATAACACATGGATTCAGGCTAATAATAGTAGCTTTGGTAATATGGTCAAGAATGAGATTAGAGTAATTGAGGAGGACAATATGAATCTTTGGAACTCTGTAAGCTCTTTACCTGGATTACCAGACGGACAAGGAGCCTCTACAGGTGTAATGCAAGTAACAGTATGGCAACCTAAAGTATACGAGAACGCTACAGCAGTAGAAGCTATCTACTTTGATAATATAACTACTTCTTTTCAAAAAGATACTAAGAAAAAAATAGAAGCTACTCTTACTAATAGCAATACTACAAACTCAGCTATATATGAAACTAAGATACCAGCTATTAAAGCTACAATACTAAACGAATTACGTTCAGATTTCTTAGTAAGTAGTACAGGTAGTGTAACAGGCGGTCTAGTAAAAAAAGCAAACGCTGTACTAAAACTCTATCAAGATTATGTATATAGATATGAGATGACTCTAAAGAATATGACTAATTATCCTATCTGTATCAATAGTAAGCCGTATATGAATTTTGATACTTACAAAGATGACGCTCAACAGCAAGTAGATAGGCTTACATATTATGTAAAGAAAAACGAGTATAAAGCAGTAACGCATAAGGCCTCTGCTAAAGGAGACCCTACAATAACAGCAACTTTTGACTTCCGATAACGGGTATTTTTTCATAGCCCAACGTACGATTTAAGCACGATTTTAGACGATTTGCGGGACTTTCGCTGTATTTTGATGTATTATATTATCCTCTTTTTTTTCTTACCGCAAAACCACACCAAAATATATATTCCGTATTTTAAAAAAATTTTTTATTATCGTTTGGAAAATTGAAAAAAAATCGCGATAATTGCAGGAAAATTATAACTTATGACGTACACTACTCCCCCTACTAAAGGAACTTTTAGCGAGGTCTTTAGTAGAGCGCTTAAAGAGCGTAAAATTAAGAGATATGACGTTTGCGATATGTTAGGTATTACTATGCCAACACTAAAGAGCAGAGTCGATTCTCCTATTGATTTCACTATGAGAGAGCTACTAATACTCTATCAGAATGGACTCAATTTTTTTGACTTTTTTTTTACAGTAACTATAACTAAAGATTAACTTATGGAAGAAAAAACACTTTATGACTATCTCCTTAGAGTACAGAGCGAGATAGGAGCTATACAAAAGAGCTCAGAGAATAACTACTATAAAAGCAGTTATTTCGATATTAACGATTTACTACAAGAGGTCAAGCCAATACTTACTAAATATGGCTTAGTACTAACTCAACCACTCACTACTAAAGACGGAAGAATGTATGTATCTTCAGTTATTAGTAATGGTGTAGAAGATGTAGAATCAACACTAATATTACCAGATATAGTAAAACCTCAAGAACTAGGGTCTTGTATTACTTACTATAGGCGTTATACGCTAGTATCATTATTAGCTTTACAGGCTGAAGATGATGACGGTAACGCTACAAAAGACGCTACCCAGAAAGGACTAGATAGGCATATTAACGCCATTATCAAATCAGGAGAGCTACAAAAGGCAAAGAGATATATGAAAGAATATAAGCTCACGCCTCCACAAGAGAAGAAACTCAAAGAATTTTTTAACCTTTAAATTTTATACAAATGCCAAAATCAATTTATGTAAAGGGATTCAGGACCTTTAAAAAGAACGATAATGCACCTGAACAACTAGTATGCAAGTTACTAGTAACACCTGAGATGTTGTTTGAACAGATTAAATCAGGAGAATTAGATGAAGCTCAATCTGAGTATCAAGGTAAGAAGCAGTTTAATATAGATGTATGGGTAACTGATGAGGGTACACTAAATTTTACAGCTAATACCTTTAAACCTGATTCGAGTCAATCAAAAATTACAAAGGTAGCTCAGAAAGACGATGACCTACCCTTTTAACTAACAATCTAGGGCTCTACTATTTATTTTTATTCATTTTATAAATTTTTTTAATCATAATTTATTTTTCTAAGTAGGGCCCTAGTATTAGTATGCAATATAAAACACAACATAACGCCTTTGAGAGCCCTCTGTTCGAGTATTATAGAGTACAGGAGTTCATAAAGGAAGAAAAAAACAGATTATTACTAATGAAGAAAAAATTTGATTCTAACCCAGAATACCACTCAGCTAAAGGTATATCGGCTAGTGGACTAAAGAAGATATACAAAACAACAGTAACAGATTTTTTAACAGATAGAGTACAGAAGTCAAAAGCTATGGAGTTTGGCTCAGCAGTACATATAAAGCTACTAGAGCCTGAGAACTATAGTAAAGATGTATATGTAATGCCTAAGATAGATAAGCGTACCTCTACAGGTAAAACTGAAGCAGAAATACATAGAAAAAAAGCTATTGGTAAGATAGTAATAGATACAGATGAGCAAGCTCTAATTGATGAGATAGTAGCTGTTACAGAAAAAAATCCTGATATACAGTATTACTTACAAGGGGACCGCGAATTAAGCCATTACGGACGTTTTAAGGGCGTTTCGGCTCGTTGTAGACCTGATATTATCAACTACGATAAAAAGTTCATAGCAGACGTTAAAACCTGTCAAAATCCGCACCCTTACGCCTTTCGCTCGGACGTATATAAATGGGCGTATCATTTACAAGCTAGTTTCTACTGTGATTTTACAGGTATACCAATAGAAAATTTTAGATTTATCTGTATAAATGCTAGATTCGTTAAGAATCAACACGCTGAAAGAGTACCTCTAGCTTCAGTATCACTAATACAGCTTAATAGTGAATTAATGGAAGCTGGTCGAGTAGCTTACACTAAAGCAATAGAGAATTGGAAGTTTTATAAAGATACAGGCGTTTGTCCTGGTTACATATGGGACAATATAGATGATGATAATTCTCTGGTAATATGATGAAAGATATAATGAAAGCTGTAGAGAAAGAGTACAAGATAAATATAGCTGTTTCCTCTAGGTCTGCAGATTATGTAGAAGCTCGAGCTATTTACTATGAGTTATGTAGGCGCTATCTAGGAACTAAGTACGCTGAATTATCAAAATCAGTAAACAGAAACCACGCAACAGTATTACACGCGTTAAAAGAGTTTCCCTATATGATGAGGTATAGTGAGGGTATGAAGCTCAAATACTATAAAATTAGAGAAGTCCTTGACGCTAAATACAACAAGCTCAGAAAGATAACACTAGAGGAGCTAAAACTTAGATATGATAATCTAGAGTATGAAGCTCAAAATCTTACTGAAGAGATAATAAAGCTAAAAAAATATATCAGGATTTTGATTTCTGAAAAATAATTTTATTTTTAAGGGCTATGAAGCGTAATCCGTTTTGGAAGTATTTAGGGCCTGAAGATAGAATGCAAAACTCAGTAATGAGCTTTATTAGAGCGCATTATCCAAAGGCGTTAGTAACACACGCTACAAACGAGGGTAAGAGAACACCATTTGAAAGGTATAAGTTAAAATATCTAGGAGCTACAGCTGGAATACCAGATGTACTAGTATTTACACCTAACGCTAAATACAATGGTTTAGCTATAGAACTGAAGTATAAGTATAACAAACCAACGAAAGCACAAGAAGATTGGCTAAAAGAGCTTAAAAAGTGCGGTTGGTACGCAATAGTTAGTAACGATATAGATAAAACAATAGATGTCATTAGAAAATATTTTAAAGATGAATTATAAGAGTATATACTTTGATGAGGGCACACAGAAAATCAGATTTACCTCTGATTGTACAGAGAATGTGCCTTACACTATGAAGTATGTAGGCAAAATGAACAGAGTAGAATTTGACGCTTTTATTGATTTTCTCTGGGAGGTATATGAAGATAATCTAATACCTATGAGCGAATTAGTAAAGCATTATAAAGATTATAGAGAGTTTATAGATAAGAAAAAAGAACTCTTTAGAAGAAAATAACAACAGATAACTTATGGAAGCTAACCGCATATACAAGCCTAGTAGGTTTAGTAGGTATACAATAGTGCCTACTAGTGTTTTTAGATTGAAAGGTATAACAGCTGGAGCTACAGGCTTATACTGTTACCTATTCTCTCACGAAGTAGGGCAAAGTATAACAATAAAATTTATTACTAATCACTTTAAAGAGGGTAGGGACGCCATTAACGCGCGTTTAAAAGAGCTCGAAAAACATAACCTGTTAATTAGAACAGCCATTAAAGATAAAGGCAAATTTGCTGGATATAGTTACTATCTAAACGACCTACAAACACTAGAAACCGATAACGGAAAAACCGTAACGGAAAATCCGCACCAAAGTAATAATAAAAATATAAGTAATATAGATACTAACTCAACAGCTTACAGGTCCCTAGAGCATTTTATAGCTCTGTTCCCTGAAAAATATAGGCCTACTACAGATAATCAAAGGTACAAATGGTATCAATGCCTAGATAGAATAGAGAGGCTAGATAAGTATAACTTGAGAGATGTCTATAAAGTTTGTCAGAGGCTCCGTACAGATGATTTCTGGTCTGTGAATTTTTTAACACTATTAAAACTCAGAAACCTAGATAAGAACAATATAAAATTTATTGATAGGTTTATGGATAAGTATAGTATAGAAGCTAAACCAAAATGCTACTATAAGATTAAAGGAATAGTAAAATATTTCAAATATGAACAAGATAATCAGTTACTATTAGGTGCAAAGACAAAAACAGTAACACTATATGATTATAACCTGAGAAACGTCTTTAACGACGATGAGTATAACTTAATCTATGAATACACTAATGGGTCTGATAAGGAATAGTAAACAAGTCAAGCAGAGTATTGACTTTGAAGGAATAGAGAACGGAAATATGCACCCTACAGATATAGACGCTGTATTTGAGTTTGATAATGAAGCGTTAATACTAATGGAAGTAAAGAAACGCGGTAATAAATTACCTGTAGGTCAAAGGTTAGTATTAGAGAGAATAGCGGACTCTTGGCACACAGGTAAATCAATAGTGTTGATTATAAATCACACCTTTAGGAATGATGATAAAGATATTCCTCTAGTAAAGTGTTATGTTAGAGGATTCTACTATAAAAAAATGTGGTATGAGTGTAATGAGCCACTAAAGAAAACACTCAACAAATTAGGTAAGAAATGGAAAATTAATAAACTACAACTATGAAAAACGATAAAAAATACAGAGAAGCTGTAATATTTACAGCTATTAGTTACGCTGGAGTTATCTTAGTTCTAATGTACTTATTGTATGTTAGATAAGTTTCTTCAGTTAGGTATCAAGGTACGGAATGTATCAGGTAACCAGAAAACACATTGTCCTAAGTGTTCACACACTAGGAAAAATAAGAGAGATAAGAGCCTATCAGTAAATGTACCTGAGGGTATGTTTAATTGTCATCACTGCGGTTATAGTGGTAATGTGAATATTACTAAGCGAGATAATTACACAGAGATTACTAAAGTGAACATTAACCTTAATGAGCGCGTAATAGGCTGGTTTAAAGATAGAGGCATAAGTACTACTACGCTAGAGTATTGGAAGATAGGAGAATCTATAGAGTATATGCCTCAGGTAGACGGTAAAAGGCGCTGTATTAACTTTAACTACTTTAGGGACAATACTCTAGTAAACGTAAAATATAGGACCTCAGATAAGCATTTCAAAATGGTTACAGGTGCAGAACTTATATTTTACGGCCTTAATAATCTTAATCTAGATACTGAAACTTGTTATATAGTAGAGGGAGAGATAGACGCTCTTAGCTTATATGAAAGTGGTATTTATAGCGTTGTAAGTGTACCTAATGGTGCGAGTAAAGGCAATCAAAATCTTACTTATCTA